ACAGCTTCTGGTGAAGTATCAGCACTTGCATGGATTGTCTTTTCACACTGATTAACTGCATCATCAATTACATCACCGGGTATTACACCTAAGATGCATGCACGAAGACGACGAGCGCCATTATTTGCAACCAATTCATAAATATCGCGTGGATCTGTTAATTTTTTAGATCCATTGCGTGTGTAGCGTATATGTGGAACCTGAAATACCTTTGTTTGACGGGTGTTTGTCTCTACATCCCAAGCAAAAGCTTCAACCGTTGATTCGCCATTTTCAGAAGATAATTCACGGATACCGTACTGAATATTCCCCCAATTCTGAGCAAGCATTTCCGCAAGTCGAATTGATGGACCAGTTACCGAACTACCACCACGAGCATAAGAATAAACAGCCGATTGAGCTAAACCTGGACGCTGGCAAGCGTTCATAATCCGGTCATAAGCTTCAATTGGATTGCGTGGAAACTGTTTAGCAATAACTAAAGCTGCTTGAACCTCTGCAATTGCACGTTGACTATCAGATTGAACTGTAGACATTGCTTGAGTAGTAGGAGCAGCTACTGCAAAAGGGTTCTGTCCTGAGTGTTGCACTGGCGCATTCATAATCTTCTCCTAATTCTTTACGCTTGCGATGTATCTTTTAACTAAAGGGATGAGTTCTCTTTGGGTTGTGAAGTGGGCGCCTTGAAGCCTGTCGTATATCGGGTAAAACCTGTCTTTTACTTCAACCTGTAAAACCTGAAAATCACCTTTGCCATCTCGATACTGAATTTGGTTTTCAATAAGCCAAGACTTGAAATCTTCTAGTTTTGACTTATGGAGTAGGGCGCGTTTAGACATCACCCACCTCTCAACTCTGTAATCTTTTCTTCTCTTGCCAGTTCTTCTAAATACTCATTCAACTTAAGGATTTGAGTAGAAGTAAGGGCAAATGGCATACCTTCGACTGCATCCACATAATCAAAGTCATCGACATGTGGTCGGCTAGATGAATCGACTGTCATTCTGGTGTAATCCACATCTTTCCAGTCTTGGTAATCCAAGCCTTCGCCATATTCGAAAGTGTCGTTTTTCTCAATTCCTTTGACACTTGCCACGATGTAGATGTGCTCTGCGTTAAAAACTGATAAAGAGAACTGAACAACGCCATCCTCAACACCTACATTCATCACTTCAAGGCTTGTGAATACAGCAGCATCAAACGAGATATTGGCTAACATATTCATGAGTTAGTACCTCGTATCTTTCTGAGTTGCTCTACGACTTGCTTTACTTCTTCTTCGGTGCGCCAAATACCAATAAATGTATTTCCTTTATCACCATGAACTTCGTAGGAATAACGACGATAGCCATCTGTTTTTCCGTCATCTAAGATGTAAACGTGACAATCTTCTTCTGGCTCAAAAGGCTTCGGCAGCTCAAGTTCAAGCTTGATGGTTTGGGGTTTGATTCTTAATTTTTCTGCACTATCAAACACAGAAACAAATGTGTTCCCTTTTACTTCAAACCATTCATCACGGCTTTTGCTAAAGTACTCAACAATTTCGCCATTAGCCCATGCAAGCTTAGCCTCCGCACCGCTAATCAAGGCTGGGTCTTGGGTGGCGCGTTTCCAAAGCGTACTTGATTGATCAATCCCATCATCACCACTGACAAATTGCCATTCCCTATAAGCACTATTCCAAGATTTAGCAAAATTATCTTTATAGAAAACTTTATGACCTGTAGGCCACTGCATTAAACAATCGGCACCTTCTGGAACTTCAATCATCCAATGAGCTGCTTCAGAAGGATTGATAAGGCATAACTTGTAGTTGTCGTATGAATCTAAATACTCACGCAAGTTTGACTTACTTTGAGCAACAAGGTCTCGAAGCTGAGGGAGGGTAATCCACTCATAGCCATCTGAATTGATTGCATTCTCACAGCTCTGTAACAGCCCGTAACTGGTAGCAAACAAAAAGTTGTCAGATTTAAGAATTGATGACCCTTTAGGTTTATAACCAAGAGCTTCAAACAAACTAACGCCTTCAAACAATTGATCATCGTTTTCTACACGAACTTTGTAGCTTTTGTAGTTATCCATGAGAGGGCTCCTTCAATTCAGGGCGCTTTTCAAGTGAGTCCTTCCAATTCCAGCCATTTGAATAGTCAACAAATGGGTTTTTCTTTGGGGAAATCATAAAATTTGCAACATCACGGTTTTTGCCAAAGCCTTCCTTAAATTTATTTAGCTCAGGTTTTCGGAAGTAACCAAATCCATAGCCATCAGCATCAGTTGCAATGTATTTGACTTCACTTGGAACTTTTGACCAATCGTACTTAGTATCCATCACTCCACCCCCTCAACCTGAACGCGGACATAAAGGTTTTCTTTTGCTTTGAGTTCGTTGACGTGTTGCTCGTCGGCACAGCCTCGTAAGAATGCAAATACAATGAAGGTGATAATCCAGAAAGCTAAAAAAGCTTTCGAGCCATCCCTGAAGGCTTGGCTAAACTTGTACTTTTCAATTCTTTGATTCATACTTATCTCACTCATTGAGTAAAAGTCCCGTCGGTCAGATGTCTGGGACTTTTTTGTTATCTGGTGAGATTTATTAAACCAAAGGTATAAAATAAAAGCAAGCATAAATTAAACCATAGGTGAAAATAATTTATGATTAGGTTTAAATATGCTTTAATAGACAAAAGAAAACCCACCGTGGTGGTGGGTTCGAAGGGGGGATTAGTTGTAATTTTGAGGAAGTTCCCATAATGCTTCTGTCTTTAGACGCAATTTTTTTTGATTTTCCTTGAGACTATTCTCAATTTCCTTTATTAGTTTATGTTGTTTTACTATTTGATCTTTAACCTCTTCAGGAGGATTCGGGATCTCAATATTCAAAAACATTTCATCAGGAATACTGCGTCGTCTCTCTACACTGCCTTGCATTTTACTTTTGTATATTTTTCTTAGAGAATTAGATCTCAAAATCAAATCCAAATATTCTACATTAACTTCTCGTTTTAATCTAAAGATTTTGTATGCTGGGCTTACGGCAGCAGCATCGTAATATTTTTGAAATCCTAGAACACCTTCATCTATAGGGAACCCCATTACAAGTTCATTTTTAAAAACCTTTTTATACCCAGAAATATCAGAACTTGCGACTCGTTTTTTAAATTTCTCATGCTGATCAATTAAGCCATGTTCCATAGTGATACTCATAATAGGTATATTTGTATCCTCTCCCACTTTGACTTTGCCAGACAAGGATAGGAGTTCTTTTAGTTTTATAGTTGGGAATTTTGATTTTATATGTGAATTACTATAGTGAGCATAATTATAAATATAATCATTGCTTCTGATTAATTCTGGATTAACTTTTAAGAAACCTAATTCATTATAATATTTATCAAAGTCGCTCTTATTTAAATCAGCAAAATCTAAATTTTTTAAATCATTTTCGTCAATTTTTCTACGGAAAGAATCTAAACTTAGGCCATCATTTGTCACATTGTAGTAAAAAACGTCAGAATTTGTTCTACCATTATGACAGTTGGTAAAGTAGAGTATATTGGTTTTAACTTTTGCATATGGCAGAAAAACTTCTTTTGGAAGTGAAACTACTGCTTTTAGTTGGGCGTTTTCAAATAAATACTTCCTTACTGGAGCTAAAGCGGCTTTAAAAAGAAAGCCTTCAGGTACTACTAATGCCATTCGCCCTCCTTTTTTTGTTGCTTTAAAGCAATGTAGAACACATACTCCATCACCATCGTTTTTAGCTAACTTATTCTCATATAAGTGAGAATAAGAAGTTTTTTGAGAAAATGGCATGTTGGTTATAACCACATCATATTCAGATTCAATAGGGTTTTGAAGTGTGTCTATCTGGCAAATTCCACTATGCCCATCCCCATGCAGAATCATATTCATTTTTGCGAGTTTTGCATTTGAGGTAATTTCTCTTCCAAAAATAGTATTATGTTTAAGCTTGATTTCTTCACTACTATTGTTTGCAATTAAAGTGTTATCTTTTATATGATCAAATGCCTCTGTTAAAAAACCACCTGTCCCACAAAAAGGGTCATAGATCTTTTCACCATATTTAGGGTTGACTAAGTTAACAATGGTTTTAGTTATGTGACGTGGAGTAAAATATTCTCCTAAGTCATTATTAGTTGCTGTAGCTTGCTGTAAGAAATACTCAAAAGCATCTCCTTTAATATCGGTATCTATTGATGAGAGTTTTAACTTATCCAACTCTTTGATCATCTCTTTAACAGCAACAGGGTTGGTTAGCTGTAAATTTGTAAAAACAGAAGCACCATATTGTCTATCAATATCTTGTAGTATGTTATTAGTTGTATTAATTAGCAAATCATTATCGAGACTTTTGAGAGAATTCCAAATACCTGTATTAGCATTCTCTGTATACAATTTTAAAAAAAGAATGTTTGCAAATTCTGAAAGCCTTTCTATACCAGCTCTTAAACCTTCACCTCTTAGTGAGTTATTTAACTTCTTGAAAACATTAATTAACTCTTTGCGAGAGACTAAAATTTCTTTAGGTGTAATATAAATACCATTTGTTTCCTGCAATATGAACTCTTTAGCTTCATTTACTCTTATTAATTCATTAACCTCATTTTCATCAATAAATAATGGTTTTTGGGTATACAAATGCCGTGTTTCGCAGAAACCATTATTCATTGCAAATATCAAAGGTGCATCAAGCATTTCAGCATATTCGGTTGCCTGATCCAGTGCTTTTGTTAAGCTTTTTCCACCTGATTTCGTTTCAATTACACCGATTGGCCGCTTATTTTGTGAATCGAAAAGAACATAATCGGGTCTTTTTTTACTTTTCTTGAGAAACTCATTATTAACAATTCTTAAGATATCTGATTCAAAAAAGACATTTTTGTTTGGATCTTGAATGTCCAAGATCCAGCCCTTGTTAATCAAATTATTGTTAACAATAAAACGTGTATCTTGCTCAATATTAGACATATTGCATAATCCCAATATCTACTATAAAAACTATTGGCAATCTACACATTACACACTAAAACATCAATAAATATTACTATCTAATAAGTGATATACCCCACATTTAAAAGACTGTGTCGGGTTCACAGTTTATTAATCTTTTGTGTTATTAATTTTCTGGCCTAGCTTTCCTTCTTTTACCAACTGCACGACCTGCTCATTAGTAAGCACAGGAATAAAGACTTTGTCGCCAATATCTTTGGAAAGAATCTTCACTTCTTCGGCTGTTAGCACCAAAGCTTCACCATGTTTCGCAGCATCATTGATGCGAGCAATAATCTGATTGATTGGTAGTTTTGCGTTATCCAATTCCATTCTCCTTTTTTAACCTGCACGCCAAAATTGGCGACCCATAACTTTAAAATTCAATCCATTTTGCTCCGTGACTTCACGATCTCTGTATTTAGGATTTAGGCTGTGCAGAATCAGTTTCCCGCCTTCTTCCTTGAAAATCTGCTTAATCATGCCTTCACCCTCAAAGTAAACAGCATAAATTTGACCATCAATAATGTCGGTTTGGGATATATCAATGCCAACCAAATCCCCATCATCAATCTTGTCCGCCATACTGTCGCCTTTAGCCTTGATGATGCGCATGCAATCAGGATGAACATTTTTTTGTTTAAAAAAACTAGGTGGGAATGGCTGTTTTCCATTGATCACATCAAAGTGAAACTCTATAGATTCTCCTGTGCCACAAGAAAAACTTGCCTCTACCACATCAATCCAGATAAATCCATCATCCCCACCATACTCAACTACTGACGGGCTTTGAATATCATTCACATCAAATGATGATTCATCTTTCTTGGATAGACCGTGCTTATCCATAAATTCTTGCATGTTGAAGTTGGTTAAATTTTGTTTTTTCTTCCCGTTTAGAAGCCATCCGGCATCAACTTCTAAAAGTTCGGCCAACTTATCCAAAGTCTCTTTGCCAATCTGTCCTTTTTTCCATTTAGAAGGCGCTTGAGGAGTCAGGCCAATCATTGTGGCAGCTTTAGACCATGATAATTTCTTTGCTTTCAGTGCTTCCTGAATGCGCTCAACCATTGTGCTCATAACTTTCATCGCGTGAAACCTTTGGTTAAATTTTCGTATAAAAAATATAAAATTGTAAGCAACCATAGGTTGAAAATAATTTTAACTCATGGTTTAATAAAAATATTAATTAGGTTTAAATAAGGTTTAAGATATGAATCCTATTCAACAAGCCATTGATGCTGTTGGTGGGCGAACCAATGCAGCGTCATTACTTGGGATATCCTACGTTGCTGTAAGAAAGATGGCAGAGAAAGGTGTATTGCCACGTACTGATTACACAGGTGAAACCAACTACGCACAGATTCTTGCTGAGCACAGTAACGGGAAAGTGACTCAAGAATGGCTACTCGATAAAGCAAATCCAAAACATTTAGCGGCATAAGGAAAGTTTTATGAGCCTTGAAAAAAAATCTACGCATGTGCGCTTATCTCCCGAAATCCATGAACGAGCAAAAATACTTGCTCATGTTAAAGAAAAGGATCTCGCGGCCTATCTAGGTTTTCTTATTGAAAAAGAGATAGTTGGCGAGTGGCATGTATTCAATATACAAGCAAAATCTTTCGAGCGTTTGGGAATGTCGGCTTTAGTACGGGAATTGAGTACAGAAGTCAGCTTTTCAGAGGGATCGGAAGGGATTAACGGGATTTTAGACAAATAAAAAAGTCTGATGGATGAGATCAGGCTTAGTGTTCAAACAAGGTGGATTAAATGAACTATCAAATATTAGCAGACATTGAACTAAATCGGAAGATTAGTTTGTTTCAAAAAGCGGTTGAGGCTTATGTGCTTAATCGAACTCTCGAAAACTCTATGGCATTGGCTAAAGCGAAAGCTGATTTAGCTGCATTTGTATGGAGAGGTGTTTGATGGGTGCATTAAGAGTTTTGCCTTTGGAGAATGTAGACATTCACCCAAGCACAGCAAAAAGAATCGAGCAAAAAGCCATGTCCAAAAAAGAAGATGGGTACACACCATTGCCTAACTTTGTTTGTGATGAGGGGTATTTGGCTGTTTTAAGTGGTGAAGCAATTAAATGTCTAGTTTTGCTTAATAGACAAATCAAAGGCTTTCATGAAGAAAACAAGGCTATTGGTGAATCCTTAATTTTAAAATTAACAGGCTTTAAAGACAAAAGAACTGTCAGAAAAGCGATGTCTGATTTAGCGAAATACAACCTAGTAAAAATCACTAAAACTTTGGGTAAAGTTACAAGTTATGAAGTGACTTTTGAAGATAGATTATCTATAGAACTAGTAGCATCAAATGATACTGGTGCATCTAAAGTAGTTACATCAAATGTACCTAGACTAGTAGCATCAAATGATACTGGAACTAGTAGCATCAAATGTCACTCTGTAAAAGAAAAGAAAAGAAACTTAAAAGAAAGTGAGCAACAAGAAAATCCAGTTGATGAAGTTCTGAATATCTGGAAACCAGATTTACAACAATTGAATTCTTGGATGCAAAGATCAGGTTTACCAAAAATCAATCAAGCTCAAGTTGAAGAATTACTTCTTGAAATCAACCCACACTACGAAAACAAAATCATCACTGGTGCAGTAACAAGCACTCAGATGTATTCAAATTTCGTGAAGTGGGTAAAACGTGATTTCAAACTTGTTGAAAAACTTTTCAAACAAGCAGAACAAAACAACACTCAAGCAATCAATCCTGAAAATCTCGAAACAGAAATGGGGGATTGGTAATGTCGAATATTCATAACATCCCTATGGAACAAGCAGTTCTTACAGCATTGATGACTGTAGACAAATCATTTGATGTTGTAAGTAACGATCTTGATGTTGAGTGCTTCTTTCCAGAGCGCCATAAGCAAATCTTCCAGGCGATTGCCGACCTTGCAAACGAAAACAAACCTTATGACTTCGTTATGGTTGAGCAGCAGCTTAAACAAAAAAACGTAATTCATTTGATGGGTGGTTCTGAATACCTGCTTCAAATGAGCAGTGAAGCGCCTTCAAGCTTTTACAACCTGGAGTCTTATGTTGCAGAACTAAACAAGTTCAAGGCACACCGTGAAGTTGAGCATATTGGTCAAAGCATTGCAGAGATTGCAAAAGACCTAACAATCCCTGACGTTCACATTGCTGCCGAAAGCATCCTAGATGGAAAGAAAACTTCAAACGATGTTGAAAAGACTAGCTTCACATTTGAAGAGGCTTTGAACCGCGCTACAGATCGTTTAATCCAAAAGGCTGAGGCTAAAGCTAACAAACAATACACAGGCGTAAAGTTCAACTTAACTCATTTGGACAATCTGGTTGGATTAATTCAAAAAGGGCACTTCTGCATCGTTGGTGGTCGTCCTGGTTCTGGCAAATCAACTCTTGCTCAAATGTTAGTAATTCAAACAGCAGTGCAATACAACGAGCCTGTATTGGTTGTGTCTGCTGAAATGGATGTAGAGACATTCGCAAACCGTTGTATCTCAGCTTTAACCCAAATCCCTTACGACAATATTCACAACGCTGAACTATTCGATGGGATGTTAGCTCAATTTGCAGAGGCACAAAAACGATTCAGTTCGTTACCAATCCACATCGAAGACAAGCAGAAACCAACAATTGCAGAAATACATTCTTGGGCTCGTAAAGCTAAGCGTAAGTACAAAAAACTAGGGTGCATCGTAATTGATTACCTTCAGTTAGTACGTGACCCAAGCAAGAAAGAACGTTACCAGGAGGTGAGTTCAATTAGCCGTGACCTAAAAGCATTGGCTAAGGAGTTTGATTGCCCAGTTATCGCGTTGGCTCAGCTTAATCGTGAGTCTGAGAAAGGCAAACGTCCAAAAGCATCGGATCTAAAAGAATCAGGCCAGATCGAACAAGACGCAGACCAAATCATATTAGCGCATCCAATCCTTAATCCAGAAGATGAGTTACCAAGCGGTATTACAGAATTAATCGTTGCTAAAAATCGTCATGGCAAGAAAGGCGTAGTTCGAGTTAAGGACCGCCTAGACATTTGCCGATTTGTGACTATTCGAGAAGAAGGGATGGCGGCATGAAAACATTAAATAGAACCAAGAAATTGAACTTTGATGACCAACTTAGCTTGCTCATGTTCGGTTGTCATGCGACTGCGCCTTTCAGTGTCAAAGACGTAAAGGAATCAGTGTTTGATTTCAATCGAGGAACCATCTACAGCAATCTTCAAAAGTTTGTTGAGTGGAAATATTTCGAACGAGTTGGGAAAAATCATTACAAGGCAACTCAATACGCAAAAGACATCCTGAATGTTAAAGGGGAGCTGAAAGCATGATCGAATTTGTAGATTACACCTCAATGATGAAGCTGCGTAGAGCGTACAACCTCGGTACTCGTAATGAAGAAACAAGAGCAGCAGCGAACCTCTATGAGAAATTAAGAAAACTGAAAATGCTAGACCAGCTCAAGCAGGAAGCCATTACTAAACATGACGGAGAACAACAATGAAACCAGAACAGTTTATTCGTGAGTTTGGTGTGGAGAAGGCGAGAGAGGTTATTGAAGCCGCAATAGATGGTTCTACTCATGTCATCTATAAGCAAGCGGACGGACTCATTAATTTGAAAGACCTCAAGCGTCTAGTGGAGTCTTTGGATCGTATAGCGCAGCTTGGCGGATTGTCGAAAGCAAAAGATCACTTGGCTTATTTGATTTCGTTCGGTTCTGAGTTTGCTGGAGTAAGCAAAGACGAGATCAAGGAATTGCAGCAAGACGTGGCTGTCCACGAATCAATATACGGAGGCGGGGATGAGTAATAAAAAAGACACTCCAGATGGCGCTACACACTTCTTTACTTCGTTGGGTGGTCAAACAAGATTCTTCAAAATAGAAAGCGGCAATCTAATGTGTTGGTACGAAGAACTAGGCGCTTGGAAACATCCGGCAGCTTCTAATTGGCTTATGAAAAATATAAAGGTGATTCCGTGAGTAGTAGAAAAATTAGATCAGAACTCAAGAAGAAAGGGATTCCCGCAGAAGTTCATTGGGAATACATGTCTGATTGTTATGGTGGTGGTGGTGCTTACTTTATTGACATAGACGCCGATACTGAAAACAAACTCTTAGATGCGGACCCTGATTGTGAGCCACAACTCGATGTTGGGTATGCAGAGAGCCTTGAAGAAGCTTTGGAGTTTATTGATCAATTGCCAAGTTTAAAAGGAGCCAGCCATGCGTGATTTTAAAGAGTTTGAACGTGGTGACTGGGTTGTCTTTGATACTTCAAAGCCATATTGCCGTTTACTGCCACCTTGCTTAATGAAATTTATTCAGATTGAAGACGGTGATGCTGTAGTTGAATCACAAGGCCGATGGAGCTTAGTAAGCCTGGCTGCGTTAAAACCTGCGTCAGAAGATGACATTGAAGCAGGCCACCGCATTGATAAACCCTCGAATTCAAGGGAATTAGAAATCCTAGACAAGCCAGAAAACCACATTTCGCCTAACTGCAAAGTAACTGAGGCGCACATTAACGAGGCTGACAAGCTCAATAGATTGGGGTGAAGAATGGATAAGTGTAGAGAAGAGTTTGAGAAGCAAAAGTACTGGATTGGGCTATTTAGAGCAGATGTCGACTTTGATATGACTCTTGGGAAATTTGGAAGATATGTTTCAAATGGTTCAAGAAGAATTGATGCAATGTACTTGGAGTCATTTAACGAAAAGTGGGAAGCATGGGC